ATTTCATCCAGAGTACGGGGCAGAAGAGGCCAACTTAGATTTTCTGTATGACCATGACTGGGCATCTAGCATAGACGAAGAATATGCCATGATGTTTATTCAGTCTTTATCTCAGGTAGACGATGCAAGTCTAAAACTTGAGAAACTTGGATACTATAACGTGTATCCACACGAAGAGTATGAAGCTCTCGTATTAGAAAGAAGACAAAGGAGAAACCAACAATGGCAATGAAACCAAGAGCAATGAAGAAAAAGAAACCGATGATGCGTGGCGGTATGGCTAAGAAGCCTATGATGCGTGGAGGAATGGCTAAAAAGAAAATGATGCGTGGTGGTGCAGTTAAAAAGAAATAAGGACTTATAAAATGAGCAAATTAGAATTTGTCGCTTTTGCAACATGGATAGGTTTGGCTACCATAATGGCAGCTACAACGGCTTACACATAATGTGGATAGCGTTTATGATCCTTTGTACTGGACCTTCCTCATTAACTTGCGAGATTATGGCTAAGACTGAGGCAACATTTCCTACAGAAGAAGCTTGTGTTCAAGAGGCAATGGTAGTGGCTAGGTATTTCCAACAACAGGGATACCTAGCAATACCAGAATGTAAAAAAATTAAAATAGGAGTTTCATTATGAAAATGATAAAATGGTTATGGAGATATTTTAAAAGAATAGGTTGTGCAATTTTAAATAAAAATTGTGGGCCTGATTGTAATTGTAAAGCATAACAATGCCTGTAGAAAAAGTAGAGGGTGGCTATCGTTGGGGTAAAACTGGTAAAGTCTACAAACGTAGGATTGACGCAGTTAAGCAAGGACAAGCTGCCAATGCTTCAGGTTATAATCAATATAGAAAGGGTGGATCAGTGAAAGCAGTACCAAAAGGAAACAAAGGACTAAGCAAATTACCAACAGCAGTTCGTAATAAAATGGGCTATATGAAAAAAGGTGGCGCAGTTAAAAAAATGAAACGTGGTGGAGTGGCAAAGAAAAAATGACATTAGAACAAATGAATGAAATTACAAAGCTAGGTTATATGGTTTTGGATAAAGGTAATGCAGTTATGGACATGAGCACTAAAGAAATGGTGCTTACTACAGACGCTGAAGGAAATCATATTACTAAAGTTGAAGCAATACAAAATATTTTAGGTACAGTTGAAAAAGTACGTGCTCGCAATAATAAAGGTCATTATATAAAAGATGATCCCAATACACCTGAAAATGAAGCATGGACAACTAAAATAATTAAAAAGGTAAAAAAGAAAAAATGACAATACTAGCAGATGCTAAGTTTTTTTCAGCGGCTAAAGACCTTACCGCAACTGCAGGTGGGGCAAGTGGTGATGTTATTTACACTTGTCCTAACAACTATATAAGTCTTATTAAATTTATGCACGTGTCTATTGGTGCTAACTCTACTAAAAAATATAGTTTGCAATGGTACGAAGCTTCTACAACTACATATCATTTTATTGTAGATGACCATAGTTTATCTGGCAATAGTCTTGAAGAGGTAATACAAGGGGGTAGTTACCTTGCACTATCTGCAGGAGATAAGATTGTAGGATTTGAAGAGTCAGGAGCAGATGCTCATATTGTTATTTCAGGTGAAGAGCATTACCAACCGACATAACGGGGTTGCAATTTTATCTATAGTATGTTATAACTATATATGATATAACTATCTCTGGTAGCTAAAGTTACCATTAACAAAGGAGATAGATATGTTAAAAAGATTATTCAATAGACTAATTGAAGCAAGAACAAAATCAGCACAAAGAAAAATTGCACGTATGCAACTTTACTCTATGACAGATGCAGAACTAAGAGATATAGGCATAGGTCGTTATGACATTGAAAGAGTTATAAGACATGGGAATAAAGTCGAAGCATTACTTTAGAAATGGAACACTACATACTGGTGGTGTCCATAAAATGCCTAATGGACAATTACATTCTGGTGCAAGGCACAGCAAGAATAGTAAACGGTTATATCACTTTTCCGAACTTAGTGACACTGCTAAAAAGAAAACTAAAGCTGCCACTGTTAAATTGTCAAAAGGTGGCAGCACAGTAAACTCAGCAGGTAACTATACTCAGCCAGAAAAACGTAAACGTATATTCAATAGAATAAAAGCAGGAACTAAAGGTGGTGGTGCAGGTCAATGGTCTGCACGTAAAGCTCAAATGCTTGCAAAAGCATACAAAGCTGCAGGGGGCGGCTACAAAAGCTAGAGGCTAAAATGGACCCAGTTACAATTATTGGTGGGGCTACGGTTGCGTTTAATGCTCTCAAGAAGGGATTTCAATTTGGAAAAGACCTTCAAGAAATGGGTGGTCAGCTAAATCAGTGGGCTAGTAGCATGAGTGATCTAGCTTACTTAGAACAGAAAAATAAGAACCCTCCTTGGTGGAAAGCTATGGGAGGTTCTGTTGAAGCTGAAGCTCTAGAGATATTTACAGCTAAAAAGAAAGCACAGGCTATGAGACAAGAACTAAAAGACTGGATTAGTTTTACTTATGGCCCATCTGTTTGGGATGAGCTTGTAGCATCCGAAGAGATGATACGTGAGCAAAAGAAAGATCAAGAGTATCGTAAAGCCGAAATACAAGAGGCAATTATAACTTGGAGTGTAAAAGGGTTATTATTAGCTTCAGGAGTTGGTGCTCTTATATTTATAGCATGGTTAATGAATGGCTAAAGCAAAATCACAACAAAGCCTCGACAGGTGGACAAAACAAAAGTGGAGAACTAAAAGTGGTAAACCTTCTACGCAAGGATCAAAAGCTACTGGTGAACGATACCTGCCAGAAGCAGCAATCAAAGGAATGTCTAGTTCCCAGTACGCAGCAAGCACAGCCAAGAAAAGAAAAGATACGGCAGCAGGTAAGCAGTTTTCTAAACAACCTAAAGCTGCGGCTAAAACTTCCAGACGTTACAGGAGATCATAATTGGTGATAGATTTTGATATAGACGGTGACGGTAAAATTACTGAAGCTGAAATAGCAATGAAGGAACGTATGCTTGAGGTTGAGCTACGTGAAGAAAAAGCTGAGTCACAAAAGTTTATGGCGTGGGTAGCAATGGGAATGATGATTGTATTTACGGTTATCTTGTTTACTCCACTAATGACAGATACAAGAGTTCAAGCCCTAGCAGATTTGCTTGGGTTATTTTATATTGCACAGACAGGTGTGGTAGCAGCTTATATGGGAGCTACAGCTTATATGGCAGGAAAGCCAATGGGCAATAAGGTAGCAATGAAAAAGGACATGAGATAATGGTTGCCAAAAAAGATTATACACAAACAAGAAAACCTATAAGTAAATCTACAATAGGAAAAATTGCAGAAGTTTTAGGTATTAAAGAAGGTTTATCGGATAAACAAAAAGCAACAAAAAAAGCTAGTCTATCTCAAAAAGTAGTTCGACAAGCTATGAAAAGAGCAGGTGTTGCAGGTGTTGTTGCAGCAGAAGTTATACCAAGATTAGGTGCTATGTTAAATGCTTCTAATACAGCTAAAGTAAATCCTGCTAGAAAACCTATGGGATTTGCTCCTGCAGCTAAAGATAAACAGTTACAAAATACAATTAAAAAAACAGTTAAAAAAGTTACTTCAAAAACAACACCTAAAACAAAACCTAAACCTAGACCAAAAACTATGCCTAAAACAAAACCAAGAAAGAGGCCAACCCGATGACATTTAGATTAAGTCAAAGATCAATGGATAGACTTGAGGGAGTACATCCACACATGACAGCAGTAGTTGAAAGGGCTATTCAATTAACAGGAGTAGACTTTGGAGTTACGCAGGGTGTAAGAACCTTAGACGAACAAAAAGCTAATGTAGCTGCAGGAAGATCACAGACAATGGCTAGTAAACATTTACTACAAGATGATGGCTTTAGTCATGCGGTAGACGTAGTAGCTTACGTAGGACCAGATGTATCATGGGAACTAAACGTATATGACGATATATGTGACGCATTTAAAGAGGCAGCTAAAGAAGTAGGATGCAGCATTAAGTGGGGAGCAGCATGGAGTGAAGGTGACATTCGTACATATCAAGGGTCAGCAGAAGAAGCTATGATGGCATATGTAGATTTACGTAGATCACAAGGACGTAGACCCTTTATTGATGCACCACATTTTGAGTTGATGTAATGAGATGGTTAGTACTCGTTCTATTTTTATCTGGATGTGGTTTGAGTACTCTAGGTTTGCTAGGAGGATCAGGTGGTCCTACTGTAAATAGTAATGCACAAGTTGGTGCGGAGAATAGACAGGCAGTAATGTCTGTAGAGCAAACAGAAGAAACTACTGCAGGTAGGGATGTAATAACTACAGAAGTTTTAAAAGAAGTAGAAACAGGTATGGTTGGAAAACTAAACATTCAAAACATACCACCTTGGGTAATGATCCTGTTATTATTAGGATGGTTATTACCAACACCTACAGAAATGGGCAGAGGCATGTTAAACTTTGTTCTATTATTATTTGGAAGATCAAAACTATGACAAGAGAACTAACAGAAAAACAACAGAAGCTACTAGCTGTACTGTTTGATGAAGCAGGTGGAGACATTATAGCTGCAAAGAAACTTGCAGGATACTCTGATGCTACATCATCTGCTGAAGTAGTAAAGTCTCTTAAAGAAGAAATACTAGATGCAACGCAGACTTACATGGCACGTAATGCACCAAAAGCTGCAATGTCTATGGTGGGTGCACTCTACGATCCTACAGAGCTAGGTATTCGTGATAAGATGCAAGCTGCCAAAGAACTACTTGATCGTACAGGTCTAGTTAAAACAGAAAAGATGCAAGTAGAAGCCAAGGGTGGTGT